GGATTGCGACCTGTATGTGTTGCATGAGCGACTCAAGCAAGACAATGTAACGATGCGCTTAGTCCCTAAATCATCTGACAAGGAAAGCAGAATCAGATCTTATTCACGTTTTAAACCACAGGAGGCAATATGAGTATCCTTGCATTACGAAGACATAGCCGTACCCTCTGGCAATGCCCGAAGCTTCAGCGTAAATGGGTGAGGAGTGTGCTGCGACTTGGCGACAAGTGGCTGTACGCAAACCATGTCGAAAGGAAACAAAATGTTAAATGAGCATGACCTGATCGATTTTGAAATCATCAGCGATAAAAAGCTTTTGTCAGATGTTGAACCAAACACATGGGTGTATTGGGGCGAAGGTGACAAGATCTTTTATATGACAGATATTTTTCAAAAAGATTTTGGCTGGTCGTTTGTTAGCGACATTAAAAATAATATGTTCGCAATCAGTCAGCATGACCTTGTTACAGAATTGAGGAAAAAATGAATCTTAGCGATGGAGAGGTGTTCAAAATATTTGGATATCGATTTATTATCAGATATCGCAAATTAAAAAATCGTTCATTTGAAATTGTCAAGGGAAAATATTTCCGTGGCATTCATATTGGCAAGCTTTCAATGTATTTTTTTCACATGTGAACTATGAACAAAGATAAAGTTTTAGGTTTAGTTGTCGGCGGTGCAATCGGTGATGCCTATGGTGCGCCATATGAATTCATGGACCCGCACGATCTTCCAACGCTGCAAGACTCATACGATTCTGGCGGCGTACACGGTGTATCTGCTGGCGAATGGACAGATGACACAGCCCTGATGCTTGCTGCTGCTGATGCATACATCAGCGCCAAGCGATTCGACCCTGCACAGACGGCTATCAACTTCCGTGATTGGAAACGCACAGGGAAGTTTGGCACACGAAATTATGTGTTCGACATTGGCGGCACATGTGGCTCTGCAATTGACCGTATGACTTATGAGCAGCCCTATGCTGGTAAATGCACAAAGTTTGCCAGCGGTAATGGCAGCATCATGCGTGTTGCACCAGCTATTGCTGCCAACCACAGTAATCAGCACCTTGCTATTGCCGAAGGCATTGCATTGTCGCTAATGACTCACGGCAACGAAGATACTATCGAATACATCACGGCATTTATTGCTGGGTTTTTTGACGATGGATATCATTATCCGTATTTGGAAAAGATAATCGACATTCCAATGTTTGGCAACGGAAGTATTATGCAATCGTATAGCATTGCCCTCTATGCTTCACGAAAATCTAACTTTAATTTCATGAAGTCATTGAAAACAGCCGTGTCCATTGGTCATGATACCGACACGAATGCTTGTGTCACAGGCATGATGGTTGGCGGCAGCATTGGACTGAGCAGAATTCCACAACACCTAATCAACGATCTGGTTGATGGCGAGAAAATTATTAAAATTGCAAGTGATCTGTATGACGTTGGGTGCAGCCGATGACCCCAAGCTACCTGTTCAAGGTGAGAAACGCAGATGGGTCTATCACCTATCGCTACAATCCACCAGCAGATGCTGTTGCAGAAGGCGTAGTCAAGCGTGTAGCCATAGGTAAATCATTTGAGGAGGCGTGTGCGTTTGTTGAAAAGCAAAACGCAATTGTCGATGAGTGGCGAAAAGAACGTAAGTATTTAAAAAACCTTACGACAAAAAGCACCATCGATAGCTTAATCAAAAGTTATTTAAACAGCAATCAGTTTAATAACCTTGGTGACAATAGCAAAGAACAATATCAATATTACCTGAAATGTTGGTATAAGAACACCCTTGGCGGTGTTCCTTTGCTAAAGGCTAGGCTAGGAAACATCGTCACGCCAATGTGTCAGCGAGTGTACGACGAACACGCCTCAAACAGCGTGAGCCTAGCCAACCACACGTTGGCAATCTATCGCCTGCTGTTCAACCATGCCATCAGGAGCGGGTTTACTAACTACAACCCCTTTGAGAAGGTGAAGACAGAGCGCACTAAGACACGCAAGATTGTGTGGGAACGTCAGCACATTCGTGCGTTCCTGAACACGGCGTTCAGCCGCTTTGAATGGCGTAACGTAGGCGTGATTGTCTACATGGCATACGAGTGGGGACAGAGGCTTGGTGACATGCGTAGGATTACATGGGACAACATCGATCTGGAAAATGGTGTAATGTCCTTGACACAAAGCAAAAGAGGTGCTAACATCAGCGTTCCAATTAGCACCGGACTTTTGAATGTGTTGAAACAACAGCATGTTGATTTTGGATGGCAACAATACGTTGCCCCAAAAAACAAACTTATCCGCAAAAAACTACTGCCATACAGCGACAATTTATTGTACAGAACCGGCAGCAGAATTATGGAGGAAGCTAATTTGCCAAGCGAATTATCCCTGATGGATCTGCGCCGTACTGCCATCACAGAAATGGTGGAGGTTGGCGTTCCGCTGCCATCAATCATGGCAATGTCTGGGCATGCAACACCATCGTCCCTAACCCCTTACATCAAACACACGTTGCGTGGCGCTAAAACAGCGCAAAGCATGCGTGATTTCCCACAGGAACTACTATGAATGGCGTTAAATACGACACAAACAAAGCAGAGTATGGGCTAATCCCTGCGAATGCTTTGCACGAGATTGCCAAGGTGTTAACCTATGGCGCAACTAAATACAGCAGAGATAACTGGCGACAAGTACCTGAGCGTGAAAGAAGGTATTACGATGCGCTAATGCGTCACCTATGGGCTATCCGCAGAGGAGAACCATCAGACGAAGAAACAGGTATGTCGCATTATGCACATGCTGGCGCTTGTTTGCTTTTTCTGTTAGAGATGGAAATTAATACATCATTGAAAGAAGCAAATGAACGATCAAATTAAAAAGCTATCAGGGATTGCTAAAGCAAACACAAATGAAGATGTTTCAGATAAGTTTTGTATTATTTTTGCCGGTTTAATTGCTACAGAAGCAGCAGAGGCTTGTCGTAAACATTCTGATTTTCTATTGAGGTTTAGTCAGTTTGGAAGTAATGCGGCGGCTGATTGTGCAAAAATTATATCTTCAATGTTTAAGGAGGAAAATTAAATGGATGAAACATTTCGAGTGGCGGCTTGTAATTTGATGAGAGAAAATGAAGACGGTAGTGCTGTTTTTACTTTTGATTTTACAAAAGAAGAGCAGGAAGCGTTGCTCAGGTTAGGCATTATGACGGCAATTCAAGCAGGACTAGATGAAGCAAAAAAATACCATCCGGAATATGTGGCTGCATCCGATACTTCGCACAGCGAGGATAAAGAGTAACTCTTACATACGACTTTATATAGCCCGTAAAAGGAAAAAGAATAGTGCGTTGCGTAAACTAAAGAAGTTAAAGGTGAGATATGCATATAGAGTTAAGTATAAATGATGATGCCTTTGATGTTGTACTGGTCAAGGTGTTTGAACAACACCTACTTTACACCCGCAATATGCTTAACAGAGCAAAAGAAGGTAGGCTTGGTGGTTGTTATTCTTGGACAGACAGTAAGATTGAAATTGATGAGTTAAAAAAAGACATCAAAGCTTATGAAAGAATACTGATGTTGTATGGATATGAAAAAAATAAGGATAAATAATGAGTAGAGTTTCATTGGTATGGGCTACCCCCGATGCCGAACGATTGATTGCGTATATGGCTAGGGTATCTAACCCGCCCAATCAAAGCAACGAAAGAACAGCATCTAAGCTGTTAAAGTATTTGATTAAGCACAAGCATTGGAGTCCATTTGAAATGGTGAATGTTTGCTTAGAGATCGAAACAACCCGTGACATTGCACGACAGATGCTTAGGCATCGTAGCTTTAGCTTTCAAGAATTCTCACAGAGGTATGCTGTTGCTGATGGGTATGAGCTTTCAGAAGCTAGACGGCAAGACACAAAGAACAGGCAAAACAGTTTACCTATCGAAGACGAGCAAGAGCAAGAGTGGTGGGAGTTGTGGCAAAAGAGGATTCTGAAAGAGACACGGTTTTGTTATGAAACTGCACTCGCTCACGGCATTGCTAAAGAGATTGCCCGTAAGCTATTGCCAGAAGGGTTGACAACCACTAAAATGTACATGAACGGAACGTTGCGTAGTTGGCTGCATTACCTTGATGTTCGATGCGATGAAACAACTCAGAAAGAACATAGAGTTGTTGCTGAACAAATTAAAACTGAATTAGTAAAACTATTCCCATCTTTATTTGAGGAACAAACATGAGCGCTTGGCTTATCGCTATCATTGGGGTGGTGTATGCATTTGTGTCTTTGGATCTTTTGATCAAGGGTAACACAGGGTTGGGAATTGCCTTTTTTGGCTATGCAATTGGCAATGTCGGTTTGTACATGGAAGCACTCAAATAAATGTCCAATGACGAACAAGAAGAATTAGAAGAGGCAATAGAAATTGTCGCTTTATTTTTGCTGATGTTTCCGCAGCACCCACTAACTGAAAGTCAAGCTGTTATTTTAAAGGAGGCGATGCTTATACTGAAAGAACACAACGTAGGATCGATTACTAACGAAGGTCAATGGCATATTATTTAAAGGAAACACATGGGATTTGCGTTAACACACTTGCCTTGCACTACCTGTGGTAGTAGTGATGCACTCAGCTACAACGAAGATGGAAGCAGTTTTTGCTTTTCCTGTAACACTCACACTAAATCTACTGGGGATTTTAACGTGACAGAATTGAAGAAAAAGCCGAAGATTAAAAAGACAACAGACGAACTTAAAAAGGAAATGTCTAATGCTTTTGTCACCGCAGTTAATGATCGAAAAATTACATTGTCAACTGCTGAGAAATACAATGTTGTATCAACAGATGATCGATATTATTTTCCATACAACGATAACGATGGCAATCTTGTTGCAGCTAAAGTGAGGATGAAGAATGAAAAGAATTTCTTCAGCGAAGGTGATTGGACTGCTGGAAGGTTATTTGGTCAAAGCTTATTTGCGTCAAAGGGAAAGTTTGTAACTATTGTCGAGGGTGAGTTTGATGCACTAGCTGCATACCAAATGATGGGAAGTAAATACCCTGTCGTTTCAATTCGCAATGGTGCAGCAAGTGCCTTACAGGATTGCAAAGATAATTACGAATGGCTAGATAGTTTTGAAGGAATTGTCGTTTGTTTTGATAACGATGACCCCGGCATGAAGGCAACGCTGGAAGTTGCTGAGTTATTTGGATCTAAAGTTAAATCGTTTAGACATGTGTCAGGATTAAAAGATGCATGCGAGTATCTGGTTGACGGCAAGAAAGACTTGTTCGTTCAGCAATGGTGGAAGAGTGAGCAATACGTCCCAGATGGAATCGTAAGCGGTACATCCCTGTGGGACTTGGTTAGCGAACCATTGTCACCAGCACAATGCATGTACCCTTGGCAGGGCTTAAACGAACTCACCTATGGCATTCGTCAGGGTGAATTGGTATGTATTACTGCTGGAAGCGGATTAGGTAAAAGCCAACTGCTTCGTGAGATTATTTGGCATTTGATTCAGAACACCGATGACAACATTGGGCTGATGTTCTTGGAAGAAAGCATTCGCAAGACAGGGCTATCGCTAATGTCATTGGCTGCTAATGTGCCTATGCATCTGCCAGATACACCAACGACAGAGGGCGAGAGGAAAGATGCCTTTGAACAAACGCTTGGCACAGGCAGGCTGTTTTTGTTTGATCACTTTGGATCTACCAGCGTTGAGAACATCATCAATCGTGTTCGTTACATGGCGAAAGCTTTGAATTGCAAATACATCTTTGTTGATCACATTAGTATTATTGTGTCAGCGCAAGAGACAGGCGATGAGCGTAAGGCAATTGACGAAATCATGACCAAGCTTAGAATGCTTGTGCAGGAAACTGACATTGCGTTGTTTGCTGTGTCGCATCTGAAGCGTCCAGATGGCAAAGGACACGAGGAAGGTGCTGCTACATCCTTGTCACAGTTGCGTGGCAGCGGAAGCATTGCACAACTGAGTGACATTGTGATTGGTGCTGAACGTAATGGGCAAGCCGATGACCCTATTGAGCGTAACACCACACATGTCAGGGTGCTGAAGAATCGATTCAGCGGAATGACAGGACCAGCATGCTCTTTGCTTTACACCAAAGAAACAGGTAGAATGCTTGAACACGAACAAACAGAGGTGGTACTGTGAACGTTGTAATTTACTCAACAATGATAATGATTTTTGTGATTATTCATGCAGTTAAATAAAATGGATTGGATTTATGACATTGAAACTTACCCCAATTGCTTCACAGTCTGTGCAGTCAATCAATCTGGGGATGAAGAGGTTGTGTTTGAATGCAGCACCCGCAAGAATCAAATTGCGGAATTGTTCACGTTTTTAGATAGTCTGCGTAAGGGTAAGCACAGGATGGTTGGATTCAACAATGTTGGATTTGACTACCCTGTCCTGCATGATCTGCTATCGGTGCGTGAGAAGGCTTTA